GTCAAAGACCATCCATTGCAACCTGTACGGCGTCGCCTGCACGTTTGCGGCCCCAGGCTGGGCACCACGCATGGCCGACTACATGGACGAACACCGCGCCCTGGTCACGCGCTGCGATCTGGCCTTGGACTTCTTCGACGGTATCAGCGGCGGCATGGACCGCGTTGCCAGCGACTACGACGCCGGGGCCATGGACCACTACGGCCACCGGCCCGAACACAACTGCGTTGGCGCATGGCGCGCTGGTGGTGTGGGTCGCTCCTTCTACTTCGGCAGCAAGGCCGCAGGCAAGCAAACCAACGTCTATGACAAGGGCGTCCAGCTCTACGGCAAACAGGACGCCACCGGCTGGCAGCGCATCGAGTTGCGTTATGGAAACCAAAAGCGATTGCTGCCCACGGACATCCTCCGCAGGCCTGCCGACTTCTTCGCAGGTGCCAGTGATTGGCATGCCCTGATGCTGGCCGAACACGGCGCGATTGCAACGCCGGAGCCCATCAAAACAGAGCCGCGCCTCCCACTCGAAACCCTCATGGCCGAGTGCACCCGCAACGCCCGTTGGTTCTTCTCCACCGCTGGCAAATCAGCCGCGCTCGCGTTCCTCTACATGGACCGCGAAACCCTCATGCAATTCATCGAGAACTGCGCAGAAATGCCGGGGCGTCTCGCCAAGTTCAAGCGCTCCGAAGTCGAGCGCATCTATCAGCAGATGTTCAAAAAAATCTCGGGCGCCGGTGCTGGCCACGCCGCGTTCTCCCACTAACCCAGGCCACACAAGGAAACCCAAAAAATGAAGATGACCAGCAAAGCCGTGCTGCACGGCCTCAAGCAATCCAAGGGCGACTACGAGGGCCGCGCCTTCGACTCCACCACCTTCCACCTGTCGGTGGACATTGCCCAGTCCTCCAGCGGTGAAAGCATCGGCGTAGTCACTCGCCCGTTCAAGCTGGGCGACTCCACCGAGTTCAAGAAGTGGGAACACCTCAAGAACTCCTGGCCCATCGGCGGCGTTCTGTGCGATTGCGAATTCGACATCGTGGCCGGTGCTTACAACAGCACAAAGCTCACGCTGCTGGCGATCAAACCCGCCATCCAGGCCAAGGCCGCTTAAGGCCCAAAGGCACCCCGTGCGCAACGTGATCCAGTCCCGCACAACAGGCGCTTTCCTTGCGCCGTCTTTCGAGGACGGTCAACCGGAATGGGTCATGTTGCTCTGCGAAGCCGCCATTGTGGAAGACCTCGAAACCTGTGTGCAGCTCATCGAGGACCACACCGAGCCATTCCACCGCCCCCAGGTCATCGACCTGGATGACCTCTACAAAAAGCAGGAGCCAACTCATGCAATTTGATCCTTCCCTTATCTCTGAGCAGCAACTTTCAAATTTTGCAGTTGGCGTGATTTGCCTCGGGTTTCTTGCAGGCCTTGCTGGCGCCTTTGCTATGCATTTGGTCCTGACCATCTGCGAGTGGGTCGCTGCTCGTTTCATGGCCTGGGAAGAGCGCGCCGAACGCATTGCCACTGCCCGCGCTCGCGCTGCGGCGCTCTCCAAGGCCATGCCACGTGGCTGACCCAACAGTCATCGAATGCGCCACCGCCTGCACTGTCACGGTGATGCATCAGCTATCAGTCCCCCCCTTCAATCTCACGCTTGAAGAGGGGGCATCAATCGCCATTGCCATCGTGGCGGTATGGGCCGTTGGTCTCGCATTCCGCGAGTTCCATCGGGTCATCTTTGTCGATGGTTCTTCAACGAAAGAAAGTGAGTAACCCATGTCTCTGTTCCTCCGTGCAAAACAAGCCGGTGCCCGTTACGTCAAGAACGGCAAGCGCGTCGCTGCTGGTGCCGCTGTCATGGCTCTGGCTTCCGCGCCAGCCTTCGCCGCGGCCCCCGCTCAGCCTGATGTCACTGAGGCTGTCGCCTACATCCTCGCGACGATGGCCACGATCGCTCTGATCGGCAACGCCCGCCTGCTGGTCTCCGTGACCGTCAGCGTGTTCCGCTGGATTCGCGGCGCCGCACGTTAACCCGTGCTTGTCCTCGGGGCTGCAGACCCGGGGCCTTTGCCCATGTGCACGCTGTGTGCGCATCGTCAAGGGGTAGATATGGGCCTGTGGGTCATCGTCGCTGTGCTGGGGGCTGTATGGCTAATGTTCGCCAGCTAATTTTTGCCCTCGTTGGTGCACTGTTGCTATTGCTTCTTTTGGCGCCCCGGTCTGTTGTCGCGCAGACCGCTACGTGCAATCCTTCCTACTACCCCTCTCCCGCTGATCTGGAGAACTTTGGTCCCGCTGCTGGTGGTTGGTCCAACTCCGTTAGCTGCCAGCCCTCCACGGTCAACCAGGGCATGTGCGCGTACATAGTCCGGTCGACCAATTCGGACGGCGCTATTCGAAACAACACTGGCGCTTCTCATGCTTGCGTTGTCGAGCAGCCTAATCCCGATAAAGAGCGCTGCGCCTCTTTCGCTATCAGTCAAACCTTGCCCGGTGGTGCTTTGGTGCAGGATTACCGTTTGCAGGGCAATGTCTCCGATGGCGCTCAGTTCTGCATGTCTGGTGCATTCGATAGCCCGTCCAAGGGCTGCAAGGTCTCTTTCAGGCGCGAGACGTTTTTGAACTATGGCGGCGCTGCCTCCGTCACTGAGGGCTCGTTTTCTATGTCGCCGGACTCGTCCAGCGTCGATCAGTCCTGTTCTGTCGGGCCTGATTCGTCTCCGCCTAAGGTTCCTGAAAAAGAGAAATGCCCAAGCGGCTATACAGGCACTGTCAATGGCGTGGAGGTCTGCGTAAACAAGGTTCCTGACAGCGGTGCAGATGGTGGGTCGAACGACACGGAAACGAACGACGGCACTGAGACCACAAACCGCCGTGTTGACCGCACCACTAACTGCGACGGCGACAAGTGCACTACCACGACTACGACAACTACAACGCGCCGCAATAACAGCACTGGTGCCACGACCACCACCACGACTACGTCAACTTCCACCACTTCAAAGCCCGGCTTCTGCCAAGAAAACCCGGCCTCCAAGCTCTGCAAAGATGGCAAAGAGGACGGCTCTTCGTTCGGCGGCTCCTGCGCTGGCGGCTTCACCTGCGAGGGCGATGCCATCCAGTGCGCAATGGCTCAGGAACAGCACCGCAGGGCCTGCAAGCTCTTCGACGATCAGACGCCGGAGTCTCAGCTCTATAACGCGGAAAAGTCCAAAACCGGCAAACGCACTGGCGACCTTCCGGGCAATGAAACCATCGCTTTCGGTCAGAGCATGTACGACTCGTCAAACGCTCTCGGCCCCGGCACCTGCATGTCTGATTTGCCTGTTGACGTTCTCGGTCAGACCGTCTCACTGCCAATTAGTCAGATATGCCCGCACCTTGCAACGCTGCGCCTTGCGCTGCTTGCTTTCGGCGCGTTGATGTGGGTTCTCATTGTGTTCAGGGGGTAGTCCATGCCAGCATTCATTGCAGCGCTCATGGGGGCGCTAATCAACATCGCCGGGACACTGGTGGGCCGCGTTCTCATCGCTCTTGGCATGAGTGTCGTAACTTTCACCGGCGTGTCTACCACGCTCACCTGGGCGAAGTCCAACGCCGTTTCAGCGCTCTCCGCTCTGCCCGTTGAGGTCGTAGGCATGCTATCGAGCATGGGCGTCGGCGAGTTCCTCTCCATCCTGCTGAGTGCCCTTGCTGCGCGCATGACGCTGCAGGGCCTGACCGGTGGCACCGTCAAGCGGTGGGTGCTCAAATGATGCGCTCCCTTTGCTACCAACTCGGCTACCTGTACCTGACCACGGGCGGCAACGGCGCAGGCAAAACGCTCATGACCATATGGGACGTCCGCCAGCTTCAGGTGAAGACTGGTCGGCCTGTGTTCTTCTGGGGCTTCGCTGCAAAGCAACCCCTGCTGGATTTCGGCTGGAAGGAGTTTGAGCCCACTGACTGGGAAGCTCTGCCCGATGGCTCAATCTGCATTGTCGATGAGTGTCAAAAGGTCATGCCCACTCGGGCTACTGGGCAGCCTCCTGCGTGGATTGGAGCGCTCGCACAGGACAACCGAAAACGCGGCTTTGACTTCTTCTTCATCACGCAGCACCCGCTCAACATCGATAGCTTTGTCCGTCGCTTGATTGCTGCACCTGCGTGGCATCGACACTTCAAAGCTTCGATTTTGGGCGATGCCAGCAATGAATTGAAGTGGTCTGCGGTCAATGACCAGCCACAGAAAGACGGTTCAGGAAAGAATGGCGAAGTGACCAGCCGCAAATGGCCGCGCGAGGCTTTCGACTGGTACACCTCCACCAGCATGGACACCCGTAAGACCGGCATACCGCTCAAGGTCTGGAAGGGTGTCGGTGCGCTCGTGCTGGCGCTCGGCTGCGTGGGCTTCGTTGGCCATCAGCTCTACAGCATGACGTTGAAGGGTGGCGCATCCGGCGTCGCAGCATCTCTCCCTTCCGTACCCTCGACCTCTGCTCCCACAAAGCAGGCCACCAGCCCCAGCGGTCGTACCAGTGCTGAGCCTGCAAGCGTGGACGAATATCTGGCGGCCCGCACACCGCGCCTGAAAGACTTCCCCCACACTGCGCCGGCCTACGATCAAGTCACCGCCCCTTCTGTCGCGCCATACCCCGCCGCCTGCGTGCACATGGGCGCGCGCTGCGAGTGCTACACCCAGCAGGCCACGCTGATGCACGTCAGCATGCAGACCTGCCTTCAGGT